AATATACTTGGTTATTTGGAAAATTGTAAAGGAGAATAAAATGGAAGAAGAAATACTTTGTATGAATTGTAATAAACCAATGCCAGAGGATGAAATTGGAACATGTGTTGATTGTTATGAGGAGATGACAAAAGAACTTGACAAGCTTGAAAAAGAAATATCTTAATTGAAACACAAATTGTCAGATTTTGAAAAAGTGATTCAAATTTTTTGTGAAAGCTTAAGTAGGAGAAACAATGAGGAGAAATAAAGAAGAAAGGATTAAAAGAAGAAAGGATTAATGATATGAATAAGGAAATAAAAACATAGAAAGCATATTCCAGGTGTGATAACTGTTATAATGAGTTTGAAAAAGATATTCCAAAAAGGTGGACAATTAAAAACGCTATACCTCGAGCATCGTGGGAGTGTTCATTGTATATCACTGATGGTGAGAACGATGAGAATATTATATGTCCAAACTGTGAGACTGGCAATAAGGTAGTTAGAATAAAAAACTACAAAGTTTGATAGAATTAAAAAAATGTATAAGTAATATATTTAAAAACGATAGTTTAATTGTTGCTGTAAAAAGAATAGTCGATGAATAGAAGATAAAATAATCAACATTAGAATAAATTAAAGCTAAATGAGAGTGAACGAAAAAAACATAAAAAAATCCTTGACAATTTGATATAGCTTTTATATATTACCTTCCGTATAAGTGTATATTTACTGTTATGGGAGGTGTGCCTTATCTCACCATTAAAAAAACCGGGTAAAAAGAATACTCTTTTTAGTCGGAAAGAAGAGTTTATTATTCCCCGCAGAATACTTTCAAGGTTACAAGATGTCAACGATGATTTCTCCGCAGAAGATGTAACTAAAGAAATGAGACGAGCTTGTGTCGAATATATGAAGTATAATCTTTGTATGACGATGACGGCTATTGCTGAGACTTTTCAGGTTCAACGGAAAACGATTTATAATGATTTTCAATATTTGATGGAGAATACTCCAATTTTACAGGAAATCGAACTTGATGCTCTTGCGAAATCTGTATTATTGAAAAACGAAAACCTTCAGTTTCGGTTACGTGCAGAAGGTAAATATTATGAATCGTGGAAACTTGAACTTGATAAGATTAGAGTCCTTCAGGAGCTTGGGTTAGTACGGCGTAGTCCAATTGAATTAAAAAACGTGAATATTACTTATGAGGATTATGTTTCTGCTTTAAGGCAAGCTGGTAATGCTGAAATGAACAAGGATAAGAAACTTGTTAATTTAAATCCATTATTTCAGGATAGCGGTAATGGGAAAGACGAGAAAAGCACGAGTGAAAACAGCTAAATCTCTTAATTGTGGAACGAATAATGATTTATTAAGAAATGTGATTCGTAATTATTATAGAGATTTTTTGTTTGCTTGTTATTATTATTACATTGAGGACAAACGCGGTAATTTAATTCGGCTTGTTCCTAATCGAATACAAAGAACGTTTTTGAACAATATGACTGGCAGAGATATAATTCTGAAAGCCAGACAGATGGGAATTACTACTATAATTCAGGCTTTGTTTTTTTGGTTAGCTAATACTCAATATAATATTAGAAATTATACTGTAAATTATAATCGTGAAATGACAAGGTTAGTGTTAGAGAAAGTTAAAACGTTTCTGAAAAATTTACCACCTGAGCTAATGCTTAAGATGGATGTTGAAAGTAAAGAAGCGTATTATTTTAGTGCTACGAATTCTAAACTTAATATTGGAACAGCAGGAGCTACAACTGTTGGAGAAACGAAAACCGCAGGGCGTTCAATAACTATCTCAAATTTACATTGTACTGAAGTTGCGTTTTTCCCTGACGCTGAAGCGGTTATGCCTGGGTTGCTGAGTTCTGTTCCGTTAGATTATGGAATAATTGCTCTTGAATCAACAGCAAACGGTGTAAGTGGATATTTTTATGATGAATACCAGAAAGCGGTTGCTGGTATAGGAATGTTTACAAGACATTTCTTTCCGTGGTTCATGCATGAAGAATATCAGATTCCGTTGAAAAATGGAGAAGAAGAAGAAATTAAAGAAACGTTAACTATTGAAGAAAAAGAAAAAATAAACAGGTATAGTTTAACGTTCCCACAAATCAAGTTTCGGAGGTCAAAACAAAGGGAACTTGGACGGTTTTTCTTACAGGAATTCCCCGAAACGGAAGACGAAGCGTTTTTATCGGCGAGAGGACGAGTGTACCCGAATTTTGATGAACAAAATATAATTGAAAAACAGAATATAACTTTTAAACGAAAGTTGGCAGGGGTTGACTGGGGAACACGGAATCCGTTTGTAATAGTTGTTGGTGGTGAAGATTATGATGGGCGGATTGTTATCATTGAGGAAGTTTATAAAGTCGGATTAAGTGAACCTGATTTTATTCGGGAAGCTCAGGCAATTCAAAGAAAACATCCCGAAATAGAAGCATGGTATTGCGACCCATCTGGAGCTGGTCATATTCAATCGTTTCAGAATGTCGGGATTAATGCGTATCCTGCTGATAATTCTGTAATAGATGGAATCAATGAAGTTGAAAAATCTCTTAGATGTGATTTTACTGGAACTCCTGGATTAGTTGTATTTAATACTTGCGTTAATACGATTCGTGAAATGAAAGCTTATCGATTCGGTAAAGATATAGGTGGTGTTCGTAGGGAAGTACCAGAAAAACAGAATGACCATTGTCCTGATGCGATACGATATCTCGTGAAAGGGGCAAAGATGGCTGATATATTTATTGGAGCGTATTAGTATGGATTCATCGATGTTATATGGTGGGTATGGAAACGTTGTAGATACAAAAGACGTTCAGTATGAGAAACGTGACGATACTGCTCGGAAGTTTTTTGTTATAAATATTGGTGATGACAAAATAACTCCACCTTACAATTTGGATTGTTATGCTGAAACGTACACTGCTGAGTTGTGGGTATACGCTGCAGTGAATGCAAAAGCAACAGATATTAGTGGGTGTCAATTACGTGTATACGAAAAACATGCATCGAATTCTAAAACGAATAAAACTGAAATTGTGGAGATAACTGATGATGATGAGTTTGCTGTAATTAGACAACCGAACCAACAAGAAATAGACCAGCAGTTTCTAAACATGTCAATATTGAATGGTGAATTGAATGGTGAAATTATCTGGGAAAAAGGTTTCAATAGTAATGGTAAAGTTAACAATCTTTGGAATCTTGAACCAAGAAGAGTTGATATAAAGTTTGACAAAAAGGGTAATCATGTAGGATACGTATATAGGACTTCCGATAAGGAACAAACTTTCAAACCAGAGGAAATATTTTTTCTAAAATATAATGACCCAATGAATCCGGTTCGTGGAATGTCGCCTATTCGTGCGGCTGAAAAATCTATTATTTCTGATTTGAATTCTCAAATTAACAATATCAAGTTTCAGGAACAAGGGTTTAGGATGTCGGGAATGTTAACGTCTGCTGATGGGACACCGATTAAAAAAGATGATGAACGAAGAATCACTAATGCGCTTGAACGGAAATTTGGCGGAGTACACGCAAAGAACGTTCATGGGTTGTTAGTTCTTGGTGCAAATATGAAGTATACAGAATTTGGTGTTACTCCAAAAGATGCAGAGTTTATTCTATCAAGAAAACTTTCAAGAGAAGAAATTATTGCGATATTTGGAGTTCCGCCTGTTCGTGTAGGTATTACTGAAACATCGATTAGGGCAAACGCAGAAACGCAGATGAAAATGTATTGGGGTTCTACAATTATGCCTTACCTTAGAAGGTTCGAGGAAATAATTGATAAGTTTTTGTTGCCTGATATTACTGATAGGAAAAACGTATTTGTGAAATTTGATACTTCTCATATTGTTTATTTACAAGAACCTTTTAGACAGAGAATAGAGCGAGTTAATACGGCGTTTCCGAAAGCGGCGATGACTATAGACGAAGTAAGAAATTTACTTGAAATTGGTGATGCACTTGGTGAGGAGAATGGTGGGAATGAGAGGTATATTAGTTCTAATTTGTTTCCTGTTTCTGCATATAAGGAAAAAGAAGAAAAAAAAGAAGAGGAAAAGAAACAATATATTAAAGCCGTCGTTGATGGGTTTAAGATTTTAAATAATAGAATTGCAAAAATCGAAGAAAGGATTATTGAAAAGACTAATATAAAAACTAAAGAACAAAAACAAATTATTGATAGAAGTTCAAATGGTTTTGATAGAGATTTAGATGGTTTGTTGACGTCCGAACAATACAATAAGTTTATAAAGGAAAATCCTGAACGGACGATATATTGGCATAAGATAAATCGACAAACAAGGTTAACGGAATTAAAGTTACGTCGAAAATCCGAACGAATATTATCACAAGTAAAAAAACAGGTACTTGATAGATTTGATAAATTAAAAAAGAAACGAGTAGATAATCCTGCGGATTTGAGTCCTGCGGAGATTGAAGCATTAAAGATTAACGAAAAGTTATATCTTGCAAAGTTTCTTAATGATTTCAAACCTGAGTTTCGTGAAGGGGTAAAACAATCGTTGCAAGAATTAGGTGATGAGTTAGGTGAGGAAACGGCACAGTGCGCTAATAAAATATATAATGAAATATATCAAGAACGAAGGAAAGTATTAAAATCTGTTCCTGTACATATCAACGATGAAATAGTGGCTACCGTAAAAAAAGGGTTAATGGAAAAAGAAACAATAAATCAGATTAGGGATAGACTTGTAAGTAAACTTGATTCAAGTAGACGTAATAGAGCGGTTACTATTGCAAGAACTGAAGCACAATCGGTGCATGTAGGTTCAAAGAATAAAGCCGCAAAAGAAATTGAAGCTACTCATAAGATATGGGTTACTTCAAGAGACCCGAAAGTTCGGGAATCTCATGCTGAGTTAGATGGAGAAAGAATAAAAATTGATGAGCAGTTCAGCAATGGATTAGATTATCCATTAGACCCATCGGGTGAAGCGTCAGAAATAATTAACTGTAGATGTTTTGCCGCATATGAAAAACAAAAACAGGAGGAATAAACAATGGTAAACGAAAAGAAAATCTTAATTGATACTGATGAGAAAAAAGACAAAAAACAGAAAAAGAAATATTTAGCGTCTGAAAGATTCAAATGTTCGATTGATGGGCTTGAGAACAAGGAATATGAACGATTACAGAAATTTCTAAAGAGTATTGGTGAGGATTATAATGAAATTATTTATATTGGTGGGTGGGTATATTTGTTTTATTGGAAGTAGAAATAATTTATGTAACGTAACTAATAGGTGAATAATTATGCCGTATCCTAATGAACATGCGTGCAGGTTAGAAGAACCGAATACTTGCAAACCTGATTCTTATCGTCGTGAAAAACGTAAACATGATGGTAAGGAGTATTCGGTAATATTTTGTGCTGATAAAGGTTCTGGTTCATTCAAAGAGCAAGCATACAGATACAATAAAGAAATATGGAGTGAATCTGAAGCGAAAGCACACTGTAAAAATCATGAAGGAAAATTTGAAGCAGCTCAAAAGGAGAAAATTATGAATATAAATGAAAAATTTTACATTTCTGAGCGAATTCATGAAAACAAAACAGAGGGAAGGCATCGTGTCAGGGCTACGTCAAGAGTTATTGACAGACATAACACTATTATTGAGCCGATTGGCGTGAGCTTAGAAACTATGAAACGCACTAAAAACGCTCCAGTGTTGTGGGCTCATACATCTGGCGGATTTTTAACGGAAGCAAAATTACCTATAGGAAAAATTTTGCTTGATACTATAGAACAAACTAACGATTACCTTGATGTAGATATTCAGCTTGACATGAAAGACCCGTTTGCTCGTGAAGTCGATAGAAAAATAAACGATGGAATATTAAATACTGTAAGCATAGGGTTTATTCCTAAGAAAATGAAACGCCCTGAAGGAGCAGAAAACGAAAATGAACCAACAATTATAATGGAATCTGAGTTAGTTGAATTATCGGTTGTACCTATTCCATCGAATCCTGATGCTGTGATTCTTGAACGTAAAATATTAGATGATATTCAGAAATGTATTGGTGATAGTTGCCATTCAAAGGAAACTGATGAGTCAAGTACAACAAGAATATCGATTCAAGATATTCAGGAGTTTATGAATAATTCAGATTTAAAATATATTGAACGGGAATGGGTTAATGAACTTGAGGATACTCTTATTAAAATCAAAAATGAGCGTGGTTGGATTGATGATAATCAAATTGATAATGATAATGATGATTCAAAATCTGACATGAAAGACGAATTAGATGATTATAGTGGTGTAGATACTTTTGTGAAATATTTGCAGTTAGCGAATTTTTATTATGAATGTTATGAAGAAACGATTGAAACAAGAATCGGAAAAGAAATAAGCTCTGCAAATTTAAAACAATTAAAAGAAGTAACTGAATCTATAAACAAAGCACACGAAACTCTTAAAGGGTTAATTGCCCGAATTGAGGAAAAGAACGAGGAAAAGAATAGTGAGGATTATGCACGTAATAACAAAGAATCTGATATTATAGATGAAGTTTTCGGTGATGAGTTTAACAAATTAAATGAATTGAATGAAGTTTTGGAATCGTTTAAAGATTTAGGGATATAAAAATTTTTAGGGCTGAAGGAGGTCTTCAGACGTGCCATAAACTTTAAACTTGGAAACGTTTTGGAAACGTTTCTGAATTGTGAATATTATTAAAAACTAAAACAAAAGAGGTTGAACGATGGATTTCAAAAACAAAAAAGAGGCTCGCGATTATTTCGTAGAGCAAGGTAATACTACTGAAAATGCAGAAAAGCTTGCGTCTGCTTTGTTTCCTGATGAATCTTCAGGTGAAGTGAAAGATAAGATTGAAGTTAAAACGCCAGATACGTTTGAGAAAAAGATGGCTGCTCTTGCGAATGAAGTTACGGAACGAAACGAATTCGTAAAAAAGGTACGTGGTATTGTAGATGAGCATATTGCTGAAGTTGAGAAAAAGCTTGGTGAACGTAAATCTGAAATTCAAGTTGAGAATCCTGGAAGTTATCTTAATGATGTTGGGCTTGAAAGAGACATAGTTGATAAATCTATGGATTTGTTTCTTACTGCTGTATTTGGCGCGAAAATATCACCGTATACTGGTGATGGTAAAATGAATGTTGCTCCGATGAGACGTGCTCTTAGTAGATTATCTGATAAGTATTATCAGAAAGTTTTCGGAGTACGGACAGTTTCACCTATTAGGAGAGCGTTAGAAAACGATACGAATGTTGGATCTGAGTTAATTCTTGATGTTGGATTAACAAAAATATTTGATGAAGTGAAACTTGAGAATGCACTCTTATCGAATTTACCTATTATTTTGTATCGTGGTAAAGGGACGCTGAAAATGCCTTTAATTACAAGTTCACCGACATTATATCTTATTGGTGAGAATATTGGTGATTTAGGGTCGCCGTCTGATAGTGCAACGAAAATTAAAGATTCTAATATTGGTACTGAAAACAGAACGTTCACATGGAAGAAACTTGGGTTACGGTCATTCTGGGATTCGGATTTCGATGAGGATGCTATGATTGCGGGGTTACCGTTAATCAAAACGAAATTCAAGAAAGTTATTGCTGATGCGCTAGAACGAATCGTAATGTTTGGTGATACTACTACCGGAACAACGAATATGAATTATAACGGTAGTTCGCCAACAACGACAGCAGGGCAAGCCAACTATTGGTTAGCGTGGAATGGTATTTGTACGTTATGTTTAGGGAGTGGCAGCACTACTTATTATAACGATGTTTCAAGTACAATAAGCGTTAATTCTAATTGTGGGGTAGCTCTTGATTCGTTAGGTAATTATGCTAAGAATCCTATGAATGATTTAATTTGGGTATTCAACCATAGTGCTTTCTGGGGAGCTGTAACCGATAGTAGTTATGTGACGGTTGACAAGATGGGGAATTTGGCAACTCAGATAACAGGTATGCTTGGGGCGATATTTAATGTTCCCGTAATTATATCATCTGGACTTCCGTTGCATCATTCTGATGGCAAAGTAAGTTCTACGGCAGCTAATAATACGAAAACAGGATTTGCACTTGTATACAAAGATGGTGTGCAGATTGCTATAAAACGAGAAATGACGTTCGACTGGGAGAAGAAAATCGATATTGACGCATATCATGCTGTTTCGACGATGCGAGCGGACTGTCAGTATCCGTATGCTGATTCAACGAATCCTTATGGGTTTCATTACAGCTATGATATAACCAGACCAAAAGACGCATAAAAAGGAGGTAATGATATGAAAAGAATAACATTATTTACGGTTTTGTTTGTTTTCGTTTTTGCGTCTATTGGGTTTGGGCAGTCTCAGTATCATACGGTATTTGATTGGACGTGGTTCATGCAGGAATACTTCTTGAATGATTCAATAGGATTCCAGAACAATATTAGCGGTACAGCGAACCAGCAGTTTGCTATTGGTGGTACGGAGTTCATGATGGTAAACAAATCTGGAGCGACGATTAAGGAAGGTGATTTAGTGATGCTGGATACTGTTTCTATAATTGTTGATAGTTTTCGAGTTGGTGCTGCAGGAGATACTACAATTACGAGTGGATTCGAGAATGACCTTTCAAGTGAAGAAGGATTGTTTTTGCTTACTGTAGATTTAACAGATAATCCGGGTGGTACTTGGAAACAGAAAGTTCCTTCGGATACAGGGTTTGTTACAATCACTGGAAAAGATTATTTCGGTAGTACTATCACTGAAGTTTGTACGCTTTTTAATAGTGAGGATACTACTCAATTCCATCATTTGTATATGCCGTTCACAGAAATAACTTCTATTAGTTGTGATTCATGTGCATATACGACTCCGGGCACAGCGAACGATAGTTTAATGATTCAAGTTGATGCCTACTGTATGTGGGGAATCCGTGAATCACCTGCGGGTAATGATAATTCGTATAATATTGGTATTGCTCTTGAGAATATAGCAGACGAAAACTATGGTAAAATAAAACTGTTTGGAACGTTCACTATTGGAAAAATGGATACGACAACGACGACACTTGTATTGCCGAATACTCCATTAATGCCCGGTGATATAGCTGGCACATACGGGAAAGCAACGCTTAGAACGAGTGCAGAGGCAATAACGATACAACCAGTTAGTAAGTTCGGCAAATTAGCTGAAGAGAACCTAATCCGAATATTTAAGTTCAGATAAACATGAAAAAGTGGCGTAATGGTATATCTGAAAATAATTAAAAATATTGATGGATTAGGATATAAAGTTGGGGAAACAAGAGTAGTCAGTAATACTTTTGGGGAAATACTGGCTACTCAGTTCCCTGAATTTGTAGAGATAATAAAAACAAAACAGATGGATTATTATTCTAATAAAATGTTATCACGATATAACTATGAGACAAAATAATGAGTGATAGAAGTTGGAATACAGTTTTAAATCGTGGTGAAGGTGAACACCTTAACGATACAGCTACGACGACCGCACAAAGTTATACGTTTCAGTCAGAAACATCATGGTTGAAAGTATTCAATAAAAGCAATAATACGGAACTGAAAATAAGTTTTGATGGTGGTTCGACGTATTTCACGATTCCTGTTTACCATTTTGAACCGTTCGATAAATTGTTTGTGACGACGATATATTATAAAACGGATTCAGGGACAGCTGAATTTGAAATCGTGGCTGGTACAAATAGTAGCGAATAGATAACGGGAGAATCAATAATGAAGAAAACATTTCTTATATTAATGTTTGTGTTTCTGAATAATATATACGGACAAAATCCTCGAACGTATATTAACCGTGTAGGTATTGATTCTCTAATTGCGTTTCGTATTGATAGTTCATGGACGATTGTATTGGGGCATGCGGACGGTAAAGATTCAATAATGGTAAACGGGTACTTTACGGCAGATTCTCTTCTTAGGTTTATTACGAATATAGGTGATACTACTGGGTTAGGTTCAAAACTTGGAACAGGTACAATAATTAGGTATAACAATAACCTATATTATAAATCTTCAAGTGGGTGGAAAAATTTAATTGAAACTGGCAACAACACTAGTCTTGATAGTCTTGGAGGATACTATTATTCGGATTATTTAAGATACAATGTTAAGGATACGGTTGATTCACAGTTTTACTTTCTGGATTTAAAAGCAGCAAAATTCGATATAGATACTATTTACGGTGCAGATACGATTTATTCAGCTAATTTCACTGGAGACGTATTTCAATTTTCTAATACTCATAATACGTCTATATTGGATTCAGTGAGAACACTAATAGATACATCTGATGTTGATGGTTTGTTTGCATTCATAAAATCAGTTAAAGTTGATAATGCGATTTATTCTGATTCGAGTGGAGTTGCAAATAAAGCGGATAGTTCATTATCGGTTGATAATAATCTTCTAACGTTAGAAAATATAACCACACAAGGGGACTCAACGGGTAATCGAATTGTAACAAATAATATAATTAGTACTGATTCGGCTTACTATATTAGGAAAATTGCAAAGAAATCTGAACTTATAGACCCGCCTACAGATTATGGGGCGATAATTCTTGACAATGAAACTGATTCATTGTGGATAAGATATAACTCTAACTGGTACAATCTTATGAGTGTAGGAAATGGCGGAGGCGGAGGTTCGGGTTCGGTAGTATCTCCGTTAGTTGTTCCATATTATGATTTAAAACTTGATACAGGTTTAACAATTGGGACAAATGACCATTTTGATATTAGCTGGAACAATCTTAGAGAACTAATAATCACGCCGTCAAATGGATATACGGGTACGCCGCAAAGAGGCAATTTCTTTTGGGAGTATCAGGTATTAACGTCTGTTACGAATTCCGATTCTATTGTATTTCAGGCAACCGATAATATAGCAGATTCCACAAAAGCAAATATAAAATTCACTGTTTATGAAGTCAATATAGAAACAGGTGATACGACAAAACTTGATAATTCAGATTTCAATTATGCTTCAAGTGGTAATGTATGGTATACTATTAACCTGAATAATTTAACGGGATTAATTCAAGGAGATTTATTGCTATTGAGATTTGAAATTTATATTAATGGTGATTATGCCACATATCTAAGGAGAACTAAATATTATGTACACTAAAAAGTTTATAATAAGTTTGGTATGTTTGGTTTGTTGTGTTTCAATAGGATATTCTCAAAAAGTGTTGGAACTGTCTAAAAATGTATCTGATAAAATGATATATATTGAAAAGAATAAACTATATAAAACGATTAACAATTTAGTCAATACTGAAATTTTTGAAGATGGGAGCAGATGTAAAGCGGTTCTTAATAATAATTATGTTGAATATCAAGCATTGAATATAAACTTTGCGGGGAAAACTATTAATGATAGATTATTGAAAACTACATTATGGGGAAACACTGAAAATAAAATAAGTATTAAGAATAATGGGTTCAAAGAAATTATTACGCTAAAGAACGATAAAGCTCCAACTGAATATAAATATTTAATCAATACGAATTTAGATTATACTCTTAACGGCAATCATATAGATTATGATGGTGTTTTCTATACTAATATTATTGCTACTGATAATAATATAGAATATGTACCTTTAGATATTAATATTATTAATGATACTCTTATTATTCGCATAACTACGGATGGCTATAAGTATCCGATAGAGATTGACCCATCTGTATTACATGATGAAGGTAGTGCCATAAAGGGTACTTATATTCAGAGTAGCTCTCCTAGTAATAACTGGGGAGCATATGGTCCTAGTCTTTCAATAAAAAATCAAGTTGGTGGTTTAAAAAAAATAGCGCTTTTAGAATTTCCAACTGATTCTATATTGTATAATTATAAAATAACAAAAGCGGAACTACGATTGTATTGCAACAATAAAACTGCTGATGATGGTGGAATTAGAATTAGTTTACTTCGGAGATACTGGGAAGAAGGAACTGGGTCTAATTCGCCAGATGCAGCAAACTATGATTCGGCTACTCATTCAGTTGCATGGACAACTCCCGGAGCTTTAGATACTGCAAGTGATATTCATGGATACGATACGTTATTTTTCTCTTATTCTCAATTTACTGCAGGTACATGGGATTCATTAGACATTACTGATTTATATCAAAAAATACGTGGGATTGATAGTGTTTGGAACGATTATGGGTTTCATTTGCAATATATAAATAATACTTCAGATGACCAAATATATTTTGACCCTGATGATGGTGCTAATCCTCCGAAATTATATGTAGAGTATAATGTTTCTGGAAAAGATACTATATCCGCAGTACATATTGCTGGGTATGATGCACATTCAGTAAGAATTGATTCAGTATCTATACGAAGTTTAACTGGGAACGGTATTATGAATACTGGTATATATAATACATATTTCAAAAAATGGTATAATTCTAATGGAGATACAACGAGTACAGCTACGTATTTAACTAGTAAGAGCGATTTCAATGATTTGTTTTTGTATCCTCTTGGAGAGCTTAGGCAAAATATATTATATTTTATTGAGAATTTTAACGGTGATACGGTTTTAATCGATACTGTAGATACGGCAGAATATGTTAAACAGTCTGCTGGAAGATTAACAAGAAAACATTAATAGAGGAAACTTATGCCTTTTTTGTTATATAACTATGGAACGCCTTATCAGGTTAATGGAACAGCGACTACAAATGCTACAACTATTACTCCGACAAGTTCGGCAGGTTGGATTGAAATAAGGAATAAAAGTGAAACGAATGAATTAAAAATAAGTTTTGATGGTGGGAGTAATTTTTTTACAATTCCGCAGGACGACGATAAGCGGTTTGAAGGGTTAATTGTATCGAGTTTTCAAATTAAAGCTGGTTCTGGAACTGTTGATTATGAAATTTTGTGTGGTATAAAATCAGGTATTTGGGAATATGCGTTATGTACATTAGACCAATTAGCGAGATATTTAAAAGTTGAAAACGAAATTGATACAACTCATGATGATTATGATTCTAATTTGAAAGATTTACTTGAGGATTGTATTGATAGAGCTTCTCAATATATGGAAACGGCAACAGATAGAAAACTTGTAGCTCAAGATATAACTGAATATCATGATGGTGATGGACAGAATGCAATTCAGCTTAATCATTATCCAGTCAATACGCTATCTAATGTTTGGGATGACCCAGATAGAGATTTTGAAGAAGGGGGAACGTATGAACTAACAGTTAATACGAACGGAACGTCTAATAGTGAAGTTGCTATTGATTTAGATACTGGATTAATGAGATTGACAAGGAACGCTACTCAGTCAGTGTTTAATGATGCAATATTGAATGTAAAAATAAATTATAATGCAGGATATGTAGATGTTCCGATGGATTTAGTGCAGGCGTGTATTGAGATAGCGTCAGTTATATATTTTCGGTCAAAATATTCAGGCGATATGCGACTTGGGACTAATTCGATAACTGACAATGTTGGGAACACGTTGAAGTTTACAGATAAAAATACAACTGAATTTGCGGAATCTGTAATCAGTAAGTATGCTAGGCGAATGTAATGATAACAGTAGAACATAAAATTCATCCTAAAAAGTTTCCAGAGAAACTAAAAGAAGAAATCAAAAAATCTGTAGTTAGAAGTTTAGCTCAAGGGATGGATATTGTTGCACAACGGTCAATTAGTGATTTTTGGATTATTGGAAAAGTACAATTCACAAAATACGGAACTGTTGATTATAATGAGCCGCCTCCTGACCCGAGAAAATTAACTGCAAGGAGTGGGACGTTAGCAAGAGCACTACAAGATGAGTTTGTATTCCGAACACCGTTTGCTCTTGATAAAAGTGAGTGGGATGTGAAAAAAGGAAAATCAATACCGAAATATGGTAAAATGGGTGGTGGAACACGGCAAGGTGAACGGAAAATAGAAAAAAAAGGAAAAGATATTGTTGCTATTTTAAGTGTTGATAAAGTTGAATCCGGAGAAGGAAAAACTCGTGAACAGTATGCAAGAAAACATGAGTTTGGTGACCGCCCGTTTCTTGCACCTGCGTTAGAGAGGTCTAAAAATGAAATTACTAGTAGGTTCAAGATGAGCCTTGAGGAAGTAGCTAAAAAATTTAATATGGTAAAATAGTAGAATAAGACAATGTCAACGAATCCAAAATCTTATGAAATATTGAGTGGACTAAAAACCATTTTTGAAACGATAACAACGAACAATGGTTATAATTTTGATATTAAGAATATTACTTTTGAAGAATGGGTTGCACAAAGTTGGAGTAACAAACATACTCCTGCTATTTGGATACGTGGAGACCGTGAAGAATTAGAACCGATAAGCAACGTTGAATATAAGAGCCGATTTTATATATATTTGCATTGTATGATTGATATAGAAAGTTCAAGAACAGGAAAGATGCAACGGTTACATCAGTTTGTACGTGATGTCAGAGAGGCGGTTGTTTCTGATTTAACGATTGGTGGAATTGTTGGAGTTTATGATACGGTTATTGAGAATGTTACATATCCATATATTTGGGCTGATGATATTATGAAATTCACAATACCGATAGTAGTTCATTACTACTATTCGGATAGTACACCATAGAAATAGGAGAGTTATCATGACGATAGGAATAAGTCATCTTGTAAAAGCGGCAATACGAAAAGAAACTACGTGGGGAACAGGTGTTAATGCTGATAATGCTGCTGCTGATAGAATACCTATAATTGGTGAAACGTTAACACCGAGTTATGAAAAAGCACGGTTCAATGAAATGAAAGGTGTAGGTGGGAGTTTTCCCGATTATCAGACTGGAAAATTAGTAAGTGGTAGTTTAGATTGTCTGTGCTCAATCGATAAAGATACTGAAGGGTTTGAAATGTTACTTGCTCTTGCTATGGGAGCCGTTTCGTGGCGAGCAGGAGAATCGTGTAATAGGTATACGGTTGATGATGAACTTGATGCAGGATACCATGCAACAATATCGATAGATAAACAAGTTTCCATGTGGAATTTTATCGGATGTAAAATTAATGGATTTACGTTAAGTGTGAATTCTGATAGATTATTACAAATATCGTTTGATATTCTTGGCTACGACTGGGATGTAGACAATACAATATTGGGTGGTAGTCTTGCAACGACTCCGTTTTCAAACATTAATAATACGGTATTAACGCCGTGGAAACTTAAAGATTTCACGTTTCGGATTGGTGATACAGATAACATTCTTACTTCTGATGACGATATTGAAGTTTCAGATTTTACTATTAGTTTTGATAGAAAACTTTCGGGGCATGAGTTTCCGTCAGCAACAACGAATTCTATTGAACCAAAAGAAAGTGATAGGCGTGATGTATCTATAGATTTTACGTTACCAAGATACGATTCAGATACACTGTTTACTGAATTTGGTGAAGACGATTTATTACAAATCTTAGTATTTGCTCAAGATGTAGGTGCAAATAATGAGGATTTCTATATATATTTACCGGCAGTGAAACTTAGAAATCCATCTAATCCAGCAAGTGGGACTGGATTATTAGTTCCGAGTTTCAGTGCTGATTGTTTTCTTGCGACTAAATCTGAAAACAATTATATGGTATTTCTTGATGGGACTACAAAAGTAGGGAACGATACAAATCCAAGAGATATAGCTATTGAGATTAATTCGCAAAGAACAAGTGCTCCTATATAAAAATATAAGGATATAAATCATGGCAATAGGAATAAACCATCTTGTAAAAGCGGCATTCAAGAAGGAAACAAATACAACTTATGGCGGTGCGGTTGTTGAATGTGGTGCAGGTAACCAAAAACCAGTAAAATCTGAGAATATAACAACAAATGATATTCGTGCCATAGATGTAAGAATGCGCGGGTTAGGTGGAAAACCAATTAGTGATAGAACTGGTATTTTTCATTCAGGGGATATAACGTTTCAGGCAAAGTATGATGGACTATTGGATATTATTTGTTTTGCTCTTGGGTTTTCACATTTAAGCCAATCCCCTCAGAATCCTACTGGTTCTGTATATACACATTTATTTGAAGTTGATAATCAGATTGTTACTGAACCTGCAAAAGAAGAGGAGGAAGTATCAGCTTCAACGACAAAAATTAGACGCGGAACATTATGTTTTGATAAGCAGGCAGGTTCAAATCCTATTTGGGAATATTTATCGACGATGTTTAGTAGTATTACAATTCGTGGTGATAAGGATGGAATTGAAGTTATAACAACCGCAAACGTTCATTCACTTGATTATAATTCTACAACGAATACGTCAAGTGCTTCATGGACAGAACCAAGCAATAATGAAAATCTTGTATTAAAGAATGCAACTTTACGAATTCGTCCGAGAGATGAGTTTACTATTAATAGTTCAAATGATAGTTTAACGATGGATGAGGGTGGAGTTAAGAAAACGCCTATTGATATACCTGATGGAACGTATTCAGGAAATAGACTTGCACAAATAATACAAACAAAACTTAATAGTGATGGTGGTGGACAAACAGATTATGTGGTAACATACGATGAATCTGTACGTAAATTCACGTTTACTACTACTGCTGGTAGTACAAATCTAAGTATAGATGTTGATGATGATAATGAAATAAGTGATACTATAGGGTTTTCGAGCGACCCATCTCAAAGTACAATAATATCATCTAATGTTGGGGCACGAATCAATGATTATACGCTTGATTCTGGGGATGAAGTAGCGTTTTCTGAATTTGAAATAACGTTTGAACGTAACCAAAGATTAGAAGAACAAACTAATGCAAGCGGAACGGCACAAATCGAACCGAATGAAGCAGGGAAGTTTAATGTTACGGGTTCGTTTACGTTGCCGACGTATACATCTGATACATTTCTTAGAAACATTGAACCAGATACAACGTATTTTGCTGATTTAAAGTTTCAAGGCTCATTAATATCGGGTAGTGAATATTATGAATTCAATATTTTTTTACCTGCATTCAAATTTGTCGATATAGATGTACCTCTTGCAGAAGAGGGTGTTATGACAGAAACGATAAATTTTGAAGCGTTTGAACCTGAAATTGAACCATTAAACTCTTATGATATAGAATCGTTTTTGAATAGTGAGTATTTAGATTCTGCTCAAGATAATATTAATCAATTGTTTGCTTATGGTGGTTCATTATATGGATGTTGTGGAACAGGGGCAACGGCTCAAGTAATAAAAATAACAGATGGAACGTTATCTGATACGTTCAAGGATTTATCAGTTAATGAAGTATGGTGTGCGTGTTTTGACCCAACGGTAAATAAAATTTATTTTGGTGCAGATGGTTCAGGAACTCCCGGCGGAGACGCAAAAATAATAAGCTATGACCCATCAAATGGAACATGGACAACCGTAAAAACGATTTCAGGAGGTGAATCTGTTAGAAATATTTTATATGACCCAACAGATGAATATATGTATGCGTCAATATCGTTTATTTCTGGAGGTTCAGCTGAACCCGATATATATAGATGTGATGCAAGTGCAAACGATACAAACTGGACTATAGTTTTCGATGCAAGTGCTGAAGTAACTATTGATGGAGCAAATGGTGGTGATTATGGAACGCATATAAGAGCATTTAATTTTGGAGGTACAGATTATATTTATGCGTTTGTTATAATGGACGCTGGTGGTGAACTGTTTCGGTCATCGGATTCGGGTGCAAACTGGACGTCTCTTAATCGATGGAATAGTAATGAGTTTACTGCATGTTTTCATATTGGTATTGTTAAATGGGAAGGAAGATTATGGATAGCAGCAATGACTGGTGGCAGTCAAGGTGTATTGTATTATTCTGAAGATGAAGGTTTAACGTGGACAAAACATAGTGAAAGAATTGATAGTACGTTCTATAAGAGTGCAATAGTTTGGAGAGGAAATTTGATAATCGGAAACACAGATGATAATGCTGCTAATGGTGGTGATGGAAAAATTTATTGTTTGAATGGTATTAATGATACTGCTTTTGAGTTATATGATGCAGGGCAATCGTATTATGAATTTACTGAATACAATAATATGCTTCTCATGGGGACAAGGACGAATGGAAAAATATTAGTTCGTAGACCATATAGACCAATTATGATTGAAATTCAAAACCAAGAAAGCTCAAATCCATTGAGTTAATTATAAAAAAAAGGAAAAAACTATGTCAAAGGAAATATTAGATATAGAAAAAGAGTCCGATGATATATATATAATATATTGGAAGGAAAAAGGTAAAAATCATAGCGATAGATGTTCGTTGAAGGGGTTAGAAGATAGAATTTCAAGCAATAAACCTGATTCAATAATCTATAAAGAAGCACAATGGAAATTGGATAATATTCCAATTAAAAATTGGACAAAAACTATGATAAAAAAACAACTACTAAAAGTATCGTTTCCGATTAACGAAAACATGACAAAAGATGAATTGCTGAAAGATTTTTACAATAAATCTGCTATGAAGTTTGAACATGGAAAATGGAAAAAAGGTAAATTTAAAAAATCAGGAGGAGTTCTTGGGGAAAATAGTTGATTCTAATAAAATATACGAATATAAAAACGGGGATGAGACGTTTCAGTATAAACGATTAAAACCAAACGAACGATTAAAACTGTTTGCGAAATATGATATTATTGAATTAAGTAATTCAATTGAAGAGATACAGAAAAAAATCTTAGCGGCACAGGAAAATAACGAAGAACCATGTATCAATATTCCTGTTAAACTAATTGATTTCGTTTATGAAGTTGTGTGTTATCCTGACAGATTAGTCGGATGGAGTGGTGTTAAAGATGATAATAATAATGAAGTTAAGTTTAATTCTGAAAAGATAACAGAATACGATGATTTTGTTGTTCTTACTGAACTTGCGTATGCGATGTTAGGATTAAGCAATATTGACCAAGATAAAAAAAAAGAGAATTCGATAACTTAAAAGAATATTATTTAGATGTTCTTTATTTTGGTGAGCCGAGAAACGTTTGTTTATTGCCTGAGAATGTAACTGCATATTATTATTATCAGAAAATAATAGCAATGTCGGACTGGAAAGAACTAAGTGGGATACCAACATTATCAAATTTAAGAACATTCTTAGATATTGAGGACTACGAAATGACGCAAGATGAATTTAATGATACGATAGATAAGATATTGTATTTGCATAATATAAAAACGAAAATACAAATTGAAGCAATAGAAAATCAAATAAAGAAATACAGGAAATAAAATAGATGGCTAAAGCTGAAATAGTCATAACTGCAAAAGACAAATATTCTAAATCTCTTAATAAGTTTCAAAGTGGTATTAATGGTATTACGAAATCGTTGGGTAAAATGTCTGCGGTTCTTGGAGGTATTGGTGCTGCGGGATTAATTGGTTCATTGACTACAGTAACGATGAAAGCAGCAAAAGTCGGTGACCAGTTTCAAAAAATGTCATTACGTACTGGAGCTTCTACTGAATTTCTAAGTGAGATGGCTCATGCTGCGCAAATATCAGGAACTTCAATTGAACAAATAGAAGTTGGACTAAAACGATTAGCGCGAGTACAAAACGATGCTAATGATGGACTTACTGAAGCTGTTAGGTCATTTGAAGCTATTAATGTGAAATACAAAGATTCGTCTGGGAGGTTAAGAGAATTAGAAGATATTTTTCCTGATATTGTTGAAGGAATAAATAGGCTTGATTCTGAAACACGTAAAGCGGCGATTGCTCAAGAAATATTCGGACGGTCTGGTGCTCAATTATTACCGCTATTCAGAGAAGGGCGTGAAGGAATTAAAAAATTAAGACAAGAAGCGAAAGAGTTAGGTATTACGTGGGGACAAGATGACGCTAATGCTGCAGCAAAATTCAATGATTCTTTAACAAGATTAAAATCTGCATTTACAGGATTAGCGAACGAAGCGGCAAAAGTTGCTTTCCCGAAGATAACAGAAGCTGCAACAAAACTAACTGAATCATTGAAAGGATTTGATTCAACAAAAATAACTGCTGGTATTGAAAAGATATTCGGGTTTTTTGAGTTTATAGTGAAACATAAAGATATATTAATTGCAGTATTTGGAACTATTGCTGGTGCTAAATTTGGTGGTGGATTAGGAGCAATTGTTGGTGGACTTACTTTACCGCTTGTAACTGGAGGTGGACAAAAAGGTAAAGCTGCATTACCGCCAGGGTTAAGAGAAGAAGATTATCGTCCATTTACGGAAAAAGAATTAAAAGAAAACACTATAGTTCTGCAAAAATTATTGAATTCATTAGTAAATGCACCAGCACAAATACCAGTTCCTGCTGGTGTACCTATGCCTATGATGGGTGATATAATTGTTCCAAAAGTTCCATTATCTGAATACAGAAAATTTATTGGTGGTGGTTTAGTTGCTGGTGCACCGAGAGAACCAAAATTAAACCTTGAAAGTATAAAAGAATCGTTACCGAAGTTGCAAGAAATGAAAAGTATATTATTAGATATTCAAGAAGTACTTTCTACGAATGCGGGATTGTTTATATATGCTTTCCAAGAGCCGATATATAAAATATTATCTGGTGCAAAAAGTTTTGGTGAAGGAATGATTGGTATATTTAATAATATAAAAAATGCGTTTCTTGACCTTGTTTCTACAATGATAGCAAAAGCTGCTGTTTTTACAATACTGAATATTGCAACAGGAGGAACGTTTGGTGCAACACGAGGAGGGTTTATAAATTTTCTTGGAGGGTTTCAACATGGTGGAGAATTTACGGTTAATCGTCCTTCTATGTTTCTTGCTGGAGAACGAGGAAAAGAACGCGTCTCTATAGAACCAGAAGGAAAATCTATAGACAGTAAATCAATAAATATAAATACTTTTGATTCTAACAGTTTTATCAATTGGTTAAGTCGGTACGAAAACAGAAAAATATTATCTGAAGTAATGCAAGGCAATATATTAATGGGAATTTAGAATGTCATTACGTTCACCAGAATTTGAACATTCATTAGCGGATGACGTCATATTCGATTTACATGAGACTCTTCCTGTAGAACATATTATCAATGCAAATACAAGAATGATATTTGACGCTGAGGGAGTTCCAAGAACTTTTTATGCTGATGATGGTGGAGCTGTTTCTGATGAAAAATATATTATGTTTAAAATTCAACATCAAACAGGCACAAAGAAAACTGCGTTACTGAATTTTTTCAAAGATTCAAATATACTTTGGAGCAGAAACACATTTACGTTTAAAACGTCGGACGATTCTGTTTCGTATACGGTAAGATTAGTAGAAGGAACTCTGAAAATAACAAAAATAAGCTCATACTCTACAGGGTTATATAATTTTGAAATGTTATTAAGGATTGAAACTTAAATGTCAGTACCAACGCTCACAAAAGCGGGTGTAACTACAGTAACGTTTGATAGTGAAGATTTGTTGCCTGTTGAGGAGGTATATCAGAAACGGTCAATTACACATGTTACTGAATCTGGAAACTATGTTGTAATATATAGGCAGAATCCTGTTAGGGTAATTCATTTAGAATTCAAATATCAGAGTGCAACCGTTAAGGATAATCTGATAAACTTCTTGCAACATAGTAACGTGTACTGGAGTCAATCAAGTTTCACGTATACCGATAGTAGTGGTAATACACATACTGTATATTATGTTGAACAATCGTTAATGTATGATGAGATAATAAACGAAAAGTATAATATAGAATTAACATTAATAGAGAGGAATTTCTAAGGTGGCTATTGACCTTAGTGGACATTCGCAATTAGTGACAGAAAAAAATAAACAAGCACATTTTCCTGAATGGTTAATTGATATAGATGGATGGAGTAAATACTATGGAACTCGGACTGTTTTACTTGGTGGTAATAATTATGTCGGAAAACTCGTAGACCCACAAAGTGGTGAACCTATTTCAGCAATAGCTCAAAAAATAGATAGAATAACTGGGTTTGATGGTGCTGGTAATACAGTAATTTCAATTGCTAATGCTGGAGGTTCAGCTACGTCTCCTTCATTTGAATCTGATTTACTGAATGGAAAACATGTCGCTAATGAAACAGTAAGAATATATCTCATATTTGATGACGGGACTGCTCTTGTTGATGGTGAGAAACTTGAAATATTCAACGGTAAAATAAATAGTGTTTCTATGATTTCAAGTATTTTTGCAATTCAATGTGAAAACAGTAAAAGGATTATCTACGTTGATTTACCAAAAAACAAACTTGGTATTGAAACGTATCCTAATATGGATGACAGTAATGCTGGTAAACCTATTCAGTATATAATTGGTGATTTCGTTACTAATGGTTATGCACCGGCTTCTGTTTGCATTGATGAATCAAAAAGAACATATGTGGTAGCTGATAATATTATGAATAGTTTAAGTCATGATTCTGCATATGTTTGGTGTAAAGAATTGAAAGATTTTTTTTCATTAACTTTATCAGATGGTTCAGATTTTGATGGTGATGTCGGAGTTCCCGCAACAGTAACTCTTGGGAACAATATCATAACACAAATCAATAGTATTCCAAAAATCGAAGGGACACAAACAAACGTTGATGATTATGATTATGCTATTAATGGTAATACTTCAAATTATTTTACATTAAATGATACTGAAAAACTATTATTAAGGTTACCGCAAGTTGGAAACGATTTCGGAGTATTGAGTGACGCTAATGCTGATTATAAGTTTATTGTCGAATTCGGGACGCTTACTGGTGGTGGTAAAGTCGGAGAAATAACGTTCTATGATACAGTTACTGGAAACTATGCAGCAAACCCTGAAAGTATAGATGATGGAGTTGATGGAGACGATGACGGTGGAAGCGGTATTGTTACATGGACGTTTGGCGGAGACGCAAATTTCACAAAACAAAACTGGGAATTCTTATCACGGTTAGAGTTTGGAGTCAAGGGTGAAAACGCTGGTGATTCTATACAGATAAAGAATATGTATTTTGAAATAGATAATATTATATTAACAAGAGAATACGAAAAGGAAAAATAGATGACAAAACCAAAAGAACCAAAAAGTTTTGAGCATGTTTTTCCTATTGTAAAACCAAAAGAGGAAGAAATTCCACCAGTAACAAAAAATGAATTCGATAATAGAAATATATATTTATCTTGCAAAGGATTAGAGGTTAATAGTTCTTTTGTTGAAAATCCAGCAACTATTATAAAATGGATATATAATAATCTATTATCTATTAGTGATAGTGAACTTGAGTTTTCTGATGCAGAAACAGATTTATCATCTTGGAAATTTGCAGGCATAATTAATACTGGGAACAGTAAACAGGTTATTGAAAAATTATTGAGTCAATGTAAAAGTAGAATAATTCACAGGAACGATGGAAAAATAAAAATGATAGCCTATAGTAGTTCCCGAAATTTTACAAATTCAGGGACAGGAACACCAGGCAATGAGGATATATATACGTATGATGATTCAATAACCAGTAATTCGTTTGACCAGAACCCAATAATTAAAAATTCGTTTAAAATTGATTTGGCACCACTAACAGAATTGAAAAATGAAGTTTATATTAATTATCATAAAAATTATGCTACGAACGAATTTGAAAAATGTTCATTCATTCAGCTTATCAAAACTAATTCTGGTGTAACGCTTTCTGAGGATTTAGATAATTCTGAAACTGGTGTTGATGTATCTAATGGTGGAGTTTTCAGAAAATCATTAACGACAGGTGATACTAATACAGATTGGTATACTGATACATCTGCTGATTTTATTGCTGATGGTGTAAAAACGAATGATAGAATCTGGGTGCAATACGCTGATTTAAGTACAGAAACGTTAACTATTGATGTTGTAAAGAAAGAATCCTTACATACAACTACTGCATTCACAAAAAACGAAAACGGTGTTGATGCAGAAGTATACTTCTCAAAGTTTCTTATCGATAATGAAGATTTTATCATCAATAATATTTCTGGCAATACTATAACGGTAGCGACAAGAGGGTCTGGGGCTGGAAGTGCCGATTCACATAGTACTAATTCTGAAATCTTTTTCTTGAAATCTTTTTCTGATGATGGTGCTGGGAATAGAGATGTAACCAGGGAAGACAATTCTTTTATTAGTTTTGTGAATTATGGAATTATTAATCGGCTTGAAATAGACGCAGATATGATTAGAGATACTACAACTGCAAAAAATTTAAGAGATTATTATTTTGATTTATTGAGTGAACGAAAAATAATAGTTCAATTCAAGACAACTCTGAGTGCTATTGCTGTTGAGTTATGTGATATTATTAATATTCGACATCCGTTAATTGAAAATATTGTATCAAGTATGAGTACAAAAAAATGGGAAGTACTTGAAAAAATTATATATCCAAAAGATGGATTAATCGAAATTAAAGCTGTTGAGTTATAAAAAAGGAGGTAAAATCTATGTGGGAAAACATTGATAAAATCGTAGAAATATTTAGACTTCTTTTTGGGTGTGGTATATTTATCTGGACGACAAATATGCTGAATGATACTAAACTTGAAAAAGTTAATCGTGAATTCGGAGCGTTTCTCTATGTATGTGCATTTTTCATTATGGGTATGCTGGTATCTGAATTTTTCATTATGGGGTTTGGGGCGTTTGTTGGTGTTAGGACGTTTCAGAAAGTCAAGGAAAATAATAAAACGAAATAAACATGAAACTATCAGATGAACAATTTGAGTTTCTGTTAGATGTTATCGTTTTGATGGATTGGTGTATTCTGGAATACAATATAAAAATCACTGGTGGGGAACTTTATCGAACACAAAATCAACAAAACATATATTACGAGAAAGGGTTATCCAAGAAAAAACATTCATATCATCAAGATAGGCTTGCAATAGATTTGAATTTTTTCAAAGATGGAAAATTATTAAGAAAAAAATCAGAAATAAAATTTATTGGTGATTATTGGGAATCGCTAAATGAAAAAAACCGATGGGGTGGTAATTATAAAAATTTTTATGATGGTTGTCATTTTGAACGAGCGGTATGGAAAAAATCATCTAAAAACGTGGAGATAATAGGATGAACGAACTATTACAAGCATTTATAGTTGTGTTTGCGATTGGTTTTTTTGACCATCTTATTAAGGCAAGCACGAAACAACGATACGGTTATGACTGGAACAAATTTCCTGATTGGATGAAATCGCCAGAAACTTTTAAGCAGATATTCAGCAGACCTTATGAGCTTTTATTTCTTGGGTTATCGAGTCTTTTATTTATATCGAATTGGATTTATTATGATTATCCTTTAGCGACTGTTTACTTTATTATTCTTATGATTTCTGGATGGGAATGTTTGTTATACTGGATTTCTGATTGGATAATACGGCTCGATATAGCTTATTGGCGACAGGTACTTCCAGTGTATAAACCGAAAATCAAACCATTTGAAATTCCACCTGAATTGAATTGGCTTAATAAACCATTCTTATTACCGTTTTATATCCGAAAAATCCGAAACACTAAAAACAATTATGAAAAAAATTATAAACCAAAAGTTGAAGATATAGATTTGCTTTGGAGTTGTTTACTTGGATTAATAATTTGTATAACGATAAAGTATTTATGGAGTTAATATAATGAATGTGAGCAAAGAGGATTTTAACCGGTTAGAGGTTAAAATTGACAAACTGAATGATTTTCTTATGAAAAACGGTCTTGTTGGGAAAGTGCAATCGAATAGTGAATTCAAGGAAGCATTAAAAGATGAAAAGATTTTTGAGGAAATAACTCTTAATCGTGAATTTCGGACTAATTCAAAAAAACATTATTTTGCTGGGTGGGTAGCAATGCTTTCAGTTGTGGGAAGAATTTTCTATGAAGCTGTAAAAAATATTTTCATAAAATAACAATGAAAATAAAAAACAATATTTATAAATATGCTGCTATTGTGTTTTTTGTACTTTTTTTGTTTCAGTTGTGGGAAGGAAAAATAAAAGGAGAAATATCTACTCTTGGAAAACAACTTGGAATATTTACTGATAAAATAAGTCCACATATAGAATTTCCTTATAATCCTAATTTTTATGATGATTCGTTTTTCGGGAAAGTTCAGAATACAATATCTTGGAGTACAGAATCAAAACCGATTATAATTCAAACTATTGATACGGTACGTGTAAAAGAATTACCTGCTGTTCCGATGGTAAGCATGAATATAGATAATTCTAAAGCATACTTATTTTTAAAAATCAATAATAAAATTTATACATATACATTCAATATTCCAGAAGAAGGGGAAACTTATATCATTCCGACACCACTAGAAAAAGATAAACTAAACCTGAAGAAACCAATACAAATTAAAACACAACGGTTCGGATTCATGAAAGCAGTTGGTGTTGGGATGAACAATAAAATTAAACCTGAAATTAATTTTGATTTTCTGTTCTGGAATAAATTACCATTAATTAATACACTAAGACTTGGGTTGAATTACGAATACACGAATCATGATTTAGGTAATATTGGGTTTGTTGGAAGTGTAACTCCGTATTATAGATTTAACCGAATTCAGATTTATGCTGGCTGGTACTTCCCCGACAATATGTTCAGGTTAGGTTTGAAAATAAGATTGTTTTCATTATAAATTTGGTTCAACTATCCTCAAAAATATTTATTTTCGTTTTTTTCATTTTTCAAATTCTTATGTTATATTATAATATGAGAATTAAAAGGAGGAGTTATGTTTTGATACCAACGAAATTTATAGCTAAACATTTAAAGATAAAACGAGTGCCTCATATAAACAAAACTGTATGTAAGATATGTGGTAGAGAAATAGTAAGAGGACTACATTACAAAAAAACGTTATCCTCAACGTTTAATGATTGGCAATATTGCAAATATGATTCATCTTATATCTGTAAATATTGTCAAGCATGCATGGACGGTAAATCATTTAACGGCAAAGCAATTCGTTCATATAATTTATTAATAACTGAAGATAATATTAGAGTACTCAATAAATCAGATGTATATAATATTATATTAAACATAGAGTTACCATCGATATTGATGGTAACGTATTCTCACAAGAAACACTGCTTTTTTAATGCAATAATTAATAAATACAACAAAAATGTATGGGTTGCGACTGACAAATATAGATTATTGATTGATGTTAATAAGTTTAAGTTTGTATATGATAGTCTCGACTATTTATATCAAAAAGGATTTTCTAAGTCAGAATTGGAGTCTGGTTATTATAAGAAATATAAATTAATAGATGATATACCTAATTTTTATTCAATTGTTGATAATATTTGTCAATATAAATATACAAAACTGTTTGAGTTTGTTTTACATTTACTTTCAAAAAAGGAGAAAAAACAATGATAAAAATTGATTACCAATTCAAAACAAAGACGCCGCTTCATACTGGCAGCGATAAAAATCTTGGAATTCTTAAAAGTTTAAGACGTCAAAAAATAATTTTACATCATGAAAATGAATATAGTTCATATTTCAATGATGATGAAAGAGTTGAAGCTATTGTACAAATATTAATAGCTGTCCATAAATCAATTAATTTTGATAATATGAAACAAAAACGAATTATGGGTTTGTGGGATGAATGGTATTCTAAACTATTAAGAGCGGCAACTGTCAGGAATAAACGTCAATTCTTAAATGAATTATGTGTTTCATGGGATATTAGAAGTATTAACAATATAAACATTGTAGATGTTTTTGAAAAAATAAGCGATGAAGAATTATTGGAAACAATTAGAAATGATGCTCATTATATTATTTTAAAATTACGAAAACGTGCAAAAGAAAAAAATGTACAAAATATAGATATGTTTAAAGAAGATATTAAGAAAGATAAGTATATTAAGACTTATGAAATGATACCGATAGTTTCAGGTAATAGTATCAGGGGGATTATACGAAGACTTGGAATGCATGATTTCATAGATAAAATTGGAATAACTAAAATCTCAAAAGACAATTATCATATTCTTTTTACTGGTGGTGTTCTTGATGAATCAACAATGTATGAAGATATAGAAAAGAGAGAAAAATTAATTGCAATGTGTCCTATAATTGGTGTTCTTGGTGCAGCTATAGGTAATATGACTATTGAGGGAATGGTTTCTGTGGGGATGGCATATCCTGTATGCAGAGAATTAGGAACAGGAAAATTATCGTTTTGGGAATACCTTGATACGATATTCCAAACACGAAGTGATAGTTCAAAGACAGAAAAAGAAATTGAGATAGTAGGTGAACATGAGGAACCTGACCAAATGAAATATGAATATGAAGTATTTTCACCTGGTACAATATTTAATCATGGGTTCAGAATGTTTGATTTTAATCCATTATTAGTTTCAACGTTTTGGCATTTATTGTTTTTGTTTAAAGAAAATCCTTTTATAGGTGGAATGAGGGCTGTCGGAAATGCGGAAATCGATTTATCGGAACTTAATATTCCAAGAAAGTCAAACGAATTATATATCAATTATATTGAAGAGAACAAAAACAATATAAAAGAGTTTTTTGATGTTAAATAAAGAAGGATGGATAAAATATTTTTTGGAATATTCCAGTTTAGATATTCACAAAAAAAGAATCCAGAAATCAAAAGAAATTATAGATGTTTTTTTGTCACAGGTTAATAATCCATATATTTCTTGGAGTGCTGGTAAGGATTCAACTGCTATGTTATTTTTGATTCTTGAAAATTGTCCTGATATAAAAATCATGACAGAAAAAGATGACCTTGATTATCCGGGTGAAATTGAGTATGTATTTAGATTGAAAGAAAAGTATAATTTGAATTTAGATATAATAAATCCATCTGTTTCCTTGTGGGATGAAATTCAAAATTATAAATTTGATGAAGATATGCATTCCAGAAATACAGATTTTTCTAATAAGTTTTTCTATTCTTTAATTTCAAACTATAAAAATAAAAACAATAATGATGGTGTATTTCTTGGATTAAGAGCAGAAGAAAGCAAGGGGAGGGAATGGAATAGAAAATATAGAGGAACAATTTATAAAAACAACAGAGAAAAAATATTGATTTGCACTCCGATTGCAGAATGGAAGGGTGATGACGTTTTTGCATATTTATTATCAAACAACATAGAAATATTCAATATATATTGGAAACTAAAATTTATAAATGACCCTCGTCTTATTAGGAAATCGTGGACAATTCCCGGAAATTTTTCTTGTCGTGGTGATATTCAATGGTTAAAATATCACTATAGGGAAGTATATAACAAATTAGTTACAATAGACCCGTTTATAAAAAAATATGTATAATTGGAGAAAAAAATAATGATATATAAAATAACATTCAATATGACTTCTCCTATATCGTTTATAGATAAACCTATTTTTGATTCAATGGTAATGTACTGTGAATATCAAAAACAACGATTAGTTACTGATTTTCATACTCCAACTGGAAAAGAAATAATAAATTTTGATATTCCGATTGATAAACATGAAGATGGATATTATTTAGCTTCATATATGTTTTTGGATAATAATTGTGAAGGACAAGACACATGGAAAAAACGATGGGAAAACAAATATGATTATATAGTTAATTTTGGAAACACGAAAAAACGAATACATACAGGTTCGGGGAAATTCAAATCTTATAATATTCCTATAAACATTGTATCGACAAAAAATGTTTGGTTTTATTTTTCTGGTGATGCGACGAAAGTAAAAAAAATGGTTGACAAATATTTAATTGGTATTGGTAAAAAAATAAAAATAGGGTTTGGGTGGTTTAGTGGTTTTACGATTGAAAAAGAATATGATGATAGTTTTGTCTATTACCGTCCATTGCCTGGTTTTTATAGTGAGACCGATTTAAAAAGAATATTTAAACATATTCCTCATTATGAAAAAACTTTTGGTGCATGGAAAGTTCCCTATTGGTTACCTCAAAATCAAGAAAAAATAATTAAGGCGTTATACGACTGCAATTGATGGGTTTCCTGAAAAACTTAGATATAAATATAACAGAAAAAATTTAACTCAAAAAAAATTAAATTTTTTTAAAAAAAGCTTGACTTTTAGTGTATATTCCTTTAATTTATATATAGAAATTAAAGGAGGACAAAATGGACAGAATTAAAAAAGCAATCAAGAAATTCTTTGGACTTGAAAAATCTCAAATTCAAAAAGAAATTGAATCATTGAGGATGATTCAGTTGAAAATAAAGTTCAGGAATAATCTTTAGGGGGGGGGCAAAATGAAAAAGCATTTTCCATTAATTAAAAAAACAGTAGTGCCAGATACTCGGCACTATGAATATCTGACTGTATACCAAGCAGAATGCCCGTTTTGTGGATATGTGAACACTGTTATTGCGGTCAATCCTGAATGCACAAGAACTCGGCATGAAGGATTGACAGGATGGGAATGTGAACACAGTGAGGGTATCGTTTTCACTCCGAAACGATATCTTGAACGTTTCGGGTTTGAAAAACCAAGAAAATTCAAAGTTAGATGGAGATAATTTTATCTCTATTTAATTTTGAATTTCTCTAATTCCGCTGTCGGTCTGGCAAAGTGTCCGTGACGAGCGGAATTTTTTTATAGTGGGTTTCAGCTTTTATGAAAAACTGAAACCCTTTTTTTATTGGATTTTTTTTATTTTTCAAAATATATAATTATATTATATCATAGAATCGACTCTTGAATGGAGAACAGATGAAAATTAAGTTTCATAGAGAAAACAATGAATTTCTTATTAAATCTGAATATAAAGAAAGGAATGCTGTTAAATCTCTTGGGCTTGATTTAAAATGGAACAAAAATTCAAAAATATGGATTGCTAAAGCTACGTTAGATAATATAGAGAAAATCAAACAATTAAATATTCCAATAGAAAACTATTCGATTTTCATAGAGTTTGAAAACGAAATGCAAAGAATCGATAAACTGGCTCACCGAATAAAAACTAATAAAATTAAAATCAAAAAAGAGTTAATACCTGGACTAAAAAAAACTTTGTTCGCTCATCAAGAAACAAGTTTTGCTTTCGGTCTAACAAGAGGAAGTTTTGCTGATTTCTCTGAAGTTGGTACTGGAAAAACAGCCGTACAAATAGCTCTTATAAAATACCGATTTGAAAAAAATCTAATTGATAGAGTTTTAATTGTTTGTCCAAAATCTATCATGTATAAAGCATGGGTTGATGATATTAAAAAGTTTACAACTGGAATTTCTTGGTGTGTCCTTGATTATGGTTCTAAAAAAAACAAATATATTCTTAAGTATACGAATTATAAAGTTTATATTATTAACTATGCCAGTGCTTGGAGAGTAATAGATGAGATTAGAGAAAAAAAATTTGATATGTGTATTCTTGATGAAAGCACTAAAATAAAAAACATTCAAGCTAAAGTTACAAAGAATATATTAAAGAACAATAATTTCAAATATCGGTCAATTATGAGTGGATTACCTACGCCAAATTCATTGCTTGAGATATTCCCACAAATGAGATTCATGAATGAACTAATTTTTGGAGATAATTTTTATCGGTTTAAAGATAAATATTTTTATCCTTCTGGATACGGTGGATATGAATGGAAAGTTAAAAGTAAAAAGGCTATGAACGAAATCAAAAACAAAATAGATGCATATTCTATTTCGTTCAAAAAAGATGATTGTTTTGATTTGCCTGATAAGATATTCGTTGAAAGAGACGTTGAACTTTCTATAGAAGAATCTAACGCATATAAACAGGCAAAAGAAGAAGCGTTGATTATTCTGGAAAATGAAATAATTCCGTTGAATACTATATTGAATGAATTGAATAAATTAAATCAAATAACTAATGGATTTGTTTATAGTGGTGATAAATCTTACCGATTAGATAATCCAAGTAAAATCCAAGAGCTTGAAACGTTACTCGAGGAAATAATCAGCAACAAAAATAAAGTAATTATTTGGGCAACGTATGCTGAATCGATTCAAATGATATTTGAAAAATTTAGTAAAAAATATAGTGCTGTAACTATGTATGGTAAAACTCCACAAAAGGTAAGAGAATCAAATATTGATAGGTTTCAGAATGATAATAATTGTAAGTTAATGATTGCTCATCCTGGAACGGCGGGACATGGATTGACGTTGACGTCTGCGAATTATTGTATTTGGTATTCTCAGACTTACAGTTATGAAAGTTACGTCCAAGCAAATGGAAGAATTGATAGACATGGACAAAAAAAGAAAATGACTTATATAAATTTACTTTCAAAGAATATGAATAAGAATACTATTAATCATGTAATAATGAGTGCTTTAAAGAGAAAAAGCAAATTAAATGATTTCATTCTTGAAAATAAGAAAAGAATTATAAATGAAATATAAAAACTAAACTATAGGAGAGAAAAATGGAAAAGAATATTAAATCGCTCGGCTCTGAATATTTTCAAATATTAGAGACCAAAGAAAAATTAAACAACAAAATAAAAGAATTGAACAATCAACTAAAAGAATTTGAAAAAATTATTCTGAATAGAATGGATGATGAGGGAATAACATCTGTTAAGATAGATGAAGGAACGTTATCTATGGTGGTGGATATATATACTAATATAAAAGATAAAGAATTGTTTTTTCAATGGATTAAAGATACAGGAAATACTCATTTTATGTCTTTGCAATGTAATAGGGCGGCATACAAAGAAGCTTTAAAACTTGGAGAACCACTTCCTGATGGTGTAATGAGCTATAAAGATAGAAAACTCAGAAAAAGGAGGTCAATAAAATGAGAAAAATAAAAATAGAAGTTAATACGGGAAATGATTATAGAGATAATTTAATATACCATGCTTTCATGAATGTTGTCAAGAATAGGTCAGTTTTAGATGGTTGGATTAAAATCAATGATATGGAAATAGATATCGATAAAAATAAATCAAAAATAATAATTCAAAAACGGAGGTGTGAAAATGAGTAATAAAAAATCAGCCAATAGTAAACTTGTAAAAACAGAAACATCAATTACAACAAGAACAAACCGAAGAGGGTTTGAGGACGTTAATATTAAAAAAGATTTAGTGATTCCAAGAATATTGTTAATGCAATATTTGTCGCCGTGGGTAACGGATGATGAATCGAATATTCAAGCTGGTGAATTTGTTTCATCTGTAACAAAACATAAGTACGGAAAAGAATTTAAATTTGTGCCGTTCAAATTTTTTAAAACGAGGTTTCTGTTTTTTTCGCGAGAAAGTGGTGGTGGAATTGAATGTGCTTCAAGAAATGGTAGATTTCCTGAAATAGGATTATTGCATTCTGAGGATTGTGAATCTTGCCCATACGCTCAATGGAGAAAAGTATACGAAGAAACTGGATATGACCAAATTGAAAGCTATTATAGACAAGACCCTGAAGCTCCGAGAGATGCTGAGTCAAAACCGCCAAAATGTACAGAATACTTTAGTTTTCTCGGAATAACAAAAGAGGAAAACTTTCCTGTAGTATTAGCATTCGGAAAAACATCAGCTCCTGCTGGAAGAGATTTTCTTAATTTTGCTTATTTTCTTGGAGAAAGTGGTGATATGTGGGAAAACGAATATACAGTAAAATCTATAAAACGTGAAAAAGATGATTACAAGTGGTTTGAAATTCAAGTTAGTGATACTGTCAAGAAAACAAACGAGCAAGATAAGAAAAGAGCAGAGAAGTTTTATGATTTTCTAACTACTAAGAAGTTTGATATTGATATGGCAGAAGAACAAGATATTGAAGTTAATGATTCTAAAAATAATCAGAAAACAAATTCTAATGATGATGAGAAATTACCGTTTTAATTGTTTCGGAAAATCTAAAACTAATAAAACATAAACTATGACATGAAAATAAAAGAAAAAGTAAAGTGGGCTGCATTATGGGAAGAGATTAATAGGCGAGCTGATTGGATATATTTTTGGAATTGTTTTTTTCCTGTAAAACTTACTGTAGGGGTAAACGAATACAATGTCGTTTGCCCCTTTCATGATGATAAACATGCAAGTATGAGTGTCAATACTGAAAATGGTGTTTGGTATTGTCATGGGTGTGGAGAGAAGGGCAACGCTTCTCAGTTTCTACAAAAATATAAAGAAATGTCAAAAGAAGATTCAGTATTAGAGCTTGCTCGTATTGTTGGAATTAACATCGATAATTTTATATACCGGGAAAAACAAACCAAATCTATAGATAAAGCAATTATTCGTAAATTTCATAACGCATTAAAAGAAAACGATTTTGCACTTGAGTCTATTCAAAAAATTTGTGGGTGGACGATTGAAACAATTAATAAGTATCAAATAGGATTTGATGGTGAGCGATACACTATTCCTATATTTAATGAAAAAGGAAAATGTGTTAATATAAGAAAATATTTGCCGAAAGTAAAAGATAAACTTTCAAAAATGCTTTCCTATAAAGCGGGATACGGTGAGGCTCGATTGTTTCCAATAGAAAACCTTGCAGGAAACGAAATATTGATTTGTGAGGGTGAAAAAGATTGTATACTTGCGAATCAAGTAGGGTTCAACGCTATTACGTCAACTGCTGGTGCTGGAACATGGAAAATAAATTGGAACGAAAAATTTAAAGGTAAAACAGTTTATATTTGCTACGATTCTGATAAAGCTGGTATTGAAGGAGCAACGAAAGTTGCCTCAAATTTAATTGGGTTTGCAGAGATTGTTAAGATTGTCAATATTCCATTACCGGAAATATCTGGTGCAGATTTTACCGATTATATTTTCGGGCATGGTTATACTAAAGACGATTTTGAACAATTGATAGAAAATTCAGATATTTTTGAAATTAAATCTATTCAGAGAACCAAAAGAAAAGATATTGATGAATATAATCAAACTATACTTTCAGAAGCAAGTCATTCAAGGTTCTATGATTCTGGTGTAGAATTGAAAGTTATGGTTGCGGGTAAAGATTTAACACCGTATTTCGTCCCAAAAACTATTCGGTATACTTGCAAATTCATGAATAAAGGAGACAAGAATTGTGCTTACTGTAAAATCAAACAAGAAAACGGGAATTATGTTTTTAATATTGAATCTGATAATCCTGATATGCTGAAACTAATAGGTGTAAACGATAACATTAAGAAAAAAATATTATCAGAGATAGCTGGACTACCGCCGAAATGCTACAAGTATACGGAGGAATTAACTGATGTATACAATCTTGAAGAAATTCGGTTGATTCCTGAAATAGATTTTAGCTCAAAAGAAGTGCGGTATGTCGTTAGGAACGCTTATTCTATTGGGCACGGAATAGAAACTAATAAAGTTTATGTAATGAAAGGTAGAACTGTTGCTGACCCACGCTCTCAATATGCAACTCATCTTATTCGTGAATGGAGGTTAGCAGAAGGAGAAATTGAAAAATTTAATCTTACAAAAAAAGAAGCAAAAAAATTAGAAGCATTCCAGCCAAAAAATATATCATTAAAAGAAAAAGCAAACGAGATTTATTCAGATTACGAGTATAACGTTGTGAATATTTATGATAGACATGATTTGTTTTTCTTTATTGATTTGATTTACCATTCGGTATTATCGTTCGATTTTCAAGGTGAACGAATTATGAAAGGGTGGACGGAAGGAATAATCATTGGAGATACAAGAACAGGAAAAACGAAAACTATCGAAAGAATAATCAACCATTATAAACTTGGCGAAAAAATTACAGGTGAAAGTTTATCGTTTGCTGGACTTGTTGGTGGGTTACAGCAAATATCAAAACGGTGGCAATTACAATGGGGTAAAATACCATTGAATGATAGGAGGTTGCTTGTTATCGATGAAGCAAGTGGAATCAGTATAAACGATATAAAACAAATGTCTGGACTACGTAGTTCGGGAATCGCAGAAATAACAAAAATCCAGACCGAACGAACGTTTGCGAGAACAAGATTGATTTGGGTAACGAACCCAAGAAACGAACGTGCATTAATGTCTTATTCTCAAGGAGTCGAATCTATATTCGATTTAATAAAATCGCCTGAGGATATTGCAAGATTCGATATGGCAATGACTTGTGGAATAGATGAGGGTGATATAAGAAAAATCAATAGTATGACAAACGAAAAACGTAAACATATATATACATCGGAGTTATGTAATAATCTCGTCCTTTGGAGCTGGAGTAGAGAACCGCAACATATATATATCACAAAAGAAGCAGAAGAAAAAATAATTAAAAATGCTATTATAATGGGTCAAAGATACCATAGTTCTATACCTTTAGTGCAGGCTACTGAACAGAGGATTAAAATCGCAAAACTTTCTGTAGCATGTGCTTGTAGGTTTTTTTCTACTGATGAAAACCATGAAAAAGTTATTGTAAAACCAGAGCATGTAAAATTTGTTTGTGATTTTCTGGATATGATATACTCAAAAAAATCAATGAGTTACAGATGGTATTCTATCAGAAAGTACAAAGACGAAAATTTAGATGAAGAGTATATTGCTGGATTATGTGAAACTATAGATGAACGATTAGCGGAGCAGTTACTTGATTTAGATAAGTTTAGATTAAACGATTACGCTGCGTTTCTTGGTGATAGAGAAAAAGGAAGAGCATTTAGGAGTTTACTTTACAATGCACGTGCCGTAAAACCTGTTGGGAGTTCGTACGATAGAAAAACTCCTGCATTTATACATTGGCTACGTATTAATTTTAAAGAATCAAGTGATGATGAATGTCCGTTTTAAAAATATGGAGAAAAAAATGAGCATAAAAGAAACTGAACAAATATTTCAAAAAACAGGATTATGGGGGAAATTTCTCAAAAGTGTTGAGTACATGAAAAAACAAAGAAATAAACTTGATTCTGGTGAAATTAATAAAAATGAATATGATGAATTGTTAATAAGGTTTGATAACTTTTGTGAAAACGAACTTGAACCAATGTGGCAAAAAATCAATACAAACAGGAGCAAACAGGAGAAAATAAAATGAAAGAAAAAGATTTAGTTAAAGAAATCAAAAAATTCATATTAAAAAAACATCCAGATTCGTATATAATCAAGAACTCCGGTGGACAATTTAGGTTAAGAGGAGTACCCGATTTAGTTTGTTGTATAAATGGAATATTTATCGGAATTGAAATTAAAGTCGATAAAAATAAACCTACAAAACTTCAATGGTTTCATCTTGAAAGAATTCGTAAAGCTGGAGGTATTTCGTTTTGGGTGAACGAAAAAGATTGGAGAAATATTTTAAATAAAAAATGGTTTTTCGATTTAGCTAATGGGGAGATGGAATAATGGAAAACATATTAATACTAATTATATGTGGGATAAGTGCTGTATTTCTTATTTTTGGAGTATCTATTTTTATTATTCTTATTTTAAACAAAATAGATTATTATGATAAAAAAGACTATAATGGATTTGATGATTATCTTAATCAATATTATACTAAGAAAACAGCAAACGAAATAAAAGAAATCATAAAAAGAACAACGGAGGAAAAAGATGAATAAAAAAACAATGTCAAAAAAAGAACTCATTGCTGAGTTTAATAAGTTTCGGGAAATAAACGGGTTACGTCTATACGAAATGTCAAAAGAAACTGGGCTTTCGATTGCTCATATTTCTAATTTTCTAAATGGAAAAATTAAATATATCAAAAACCCAACAAAACGTAGAAAATTCTATGAATATATGAAAATGTATATTCAAGTTGAAGATTCTATTGAAATAGAAGAAACAAATATTATGAATATAGATGAGATTGATGATATTATAAAATTAATGCATGAACGTCTAGATGCGATGAATAAATGTTTAATACGTCTTGAATTTATAATGAACAATAAAATATCATGAGATGTTTTCGGCGATGATGATTCTCTATTGTTTGTAAAACAATTTTCTAAAATAAGAGAATTTTATTTGTTGGATTCATCAACTGGATGCCCATCCTCAATTATTATCTCTAAAATTGTGGAGGCAATTGATATAGAAATCACAAACAATTATTGGAGTTTTAATATGTATTGCAAAAAATGTAATGATACTGGTGTAATTTATAAATACAATCCATATACCGATGAATACAAAAAATATAATTGTGAATGTCGTAATCCACGTGATTACTATCAGGAATGGATTGATAGACGGAGCGAGGAATATAAAAACAAAGAAAAATAACATAATGTCTAGTAGGTTTCTCAACGAACCTTTTATACGCAATCATACCGACGTGAACTTTAACAGTATATTTAATCCTTCTTGACAATCCTATATACTGATAAAAAAACTTCAAAAAAAATTAAATTTTTTTAAAAAAAGCTTGACTTTTAGTGTGTGTTTTATTAGCTTATATATAGAAAATAAAGGAGGACAAAATGAAGGAATTAAAAATCAAAACAGTAAATGAAACGGAAATTATCCTCTATCAAGAGGGTAATGAATTTATTAATTTCTTCATTCCAAAACTCCAAAAAAGAGGAGTTCTTGGGGTTGGTAATTTTAAACCTCAAGAAATCCTGTTCGCGTTTAATGGTGGCATGAGTTGGGCCACTATTAAACTCGAAACAATGAATAAAATTTATTCATTCTTCGATTTCTCAAAATATAGAGAAATCGAAGAAGCGATGACCCATTACAAGGGTTTTCGCCAAGGGATGACCAAAGAAGAATATGAAGAATTCGTTAGAATTCAGAGGAGAAACGAAAATCCTTCTGAATTCGATTTTACCGAATAAAAGGAGGATAAAATGGAAAACAAAAAATATAAAATCGAAAGCGTTTCGGGAACTATAACGTCCCCGAACGTGATGCTAGAGGGGGAATTTTCGTCATTATATGAGGCAATGGAATGTCTACTAAAACAAAAGTTTTCCTTTTGGGACAGAGAGGCGAAATGCCTCTACAGTCCTACTGGGAAACTTTTAGCCTTCCGCTGGATAGAGGAAGGCGTAGAATATATGGGGCTAGGTACATAGTGTGCCTAGCCTCTTTTTTTTTTAAATCAAAATATAAGGAGAATAAAAAAAGGAGGATAAAATGAAAAAAGAAATTAGGAATTCAATTATTGAATTCCTAACTAGAAAAGATATTAGAATTATATATGATATTGCTAATATCACAAAGGATGAGGTCAAAAGGAAAATTATAAAATTGAATTTCCCTCGTGTGCATAATATGCCAATTCTGTATTATCTTGAAATAGGTAATATGAGAATAGCATTCTTCATTAAAGATAACGGCATTCGAAAAAATGCCGATTTCCTGCTCTATGTCATCAAAACGTCTAAATCCGGAATATATCAAAAATCCTACGCAGGGGATGTAGATCTAGGTTATTCTGGAAAATTAAGATTTTTTATTAGAAAGAAATTTAACGATTTCTGGAAATTGAATTAGTTAAGGAGAGTAAAAATGAAGTATAAAATAAATGTAAAAAAAGAAAATGGATGTCTTACCATCACAAATAGAGTAAGATATTCTTATCGATACAAACCCAATGATTCTAGGTATGGTGAAGAAATCATTGGGGTTTTCAATATTAGGGGGGAACAGCTTAAGGAAGATGTAGACTACACCATTATATATGGTGAAGAATCATCGGGGAAATACAACCCCGATAAGGACTACACTATGTATGTCCTTGCTGAAAAATTCACCTACATAGTAACGATGAAGAGGTCTCCTCACCGTCTCTTCAATCGTGGAGGGGAGTGGATAGGTGATGATAGAAAGAAATTCCTCGTTACTCCAGATGGGGACGAGGAATATATCATGAAGCAATTGAAAAGCGGGATGGAAAGACCAAGAATTAGTCGTGTCGGGGCTAATCGCCCACTAGAAGACGCGATTCTTCGTGCTTGTTTAAAGTATGAAGAAAAATTTCAAAACAATTATTATAAATTCAACACTGAATTTATTCTGGAAAGATGGAGAGTTAAATAATATAGGAGGATAAAAATGTTTTTTAACATTTCAAATCACCCTAGTCAGAATTGGGGTGAAGAACAAATTTCCGCTGCTAAGAAACTTGGCGGCAAAATAGTTGATATTCCTTTTCCGAATATCGACCCAAATTTTGGCAGTGATGATATTTGGGAATTGGGGCAAGATATTCTGGACATAATACAAGAATTCGTGTCCGGAATATCTGGACATTATTTCATGATACAGGGAGAATTTTCTCTCTGTTATCAATTGTTCAAAGAAATTTCTCAATTCGGTGGTAGAGTAGTAGTTGCTACCACTGAGAGGAAAGTAGTAGAAACCGTTAATCCTAACGGAACGGTCTCAAAAACTGCACAATTCAAATTTGTGCAGTTCAGGAAAGTGTAAATTATAAAAGGAGGGCAAAAAATGGAAAAGCTTAGCATTATCTCCCCGACTAGGGGAGAAAAATATACAATTGATGAAGTTCTCCAGAAGGGGCTTGATAGATCAGGCCTCATTCTGGAGGAGCTGGAAGTCATTGACTGGAAAATCACTTGGAATAGAGACGTAGACCTAGCGTTACGGCTCGTGTTTCATGTTACCCCATCATGCTGGGGTGATTCGGTTAATTTTAAATTCGATGGGGTAATACCGTTGCATGTAACCCCAAAAGGAAAAATTTCCATCGGCTACAAGGCTGAGGGGAGTCCATGCACACACCCAGCAGAGCCGAACAAGCCTGTTGGGGACGAAATTAGGGGGAAGGGAATTACCCAACAATCTGGAATATTATATTGTTGGATTGATGGAGAGAAAGACAAGGGTGTGGATGTGAAAATAGAGGATGTCATTGATAATCCTCTTTTTCATGAAGTGCTGAAAAGACTATTTGCTGAAAGGTTCATAGGTAACCTTTTCAGCATTAAAAGAAATAAGTATTTCAAACAATACGAAATTGAGGTACTTTGAAATTAGCGGCATTAGTCGAATGGCTAGTGCCGCTTTTTTTTACACACAAGAAAAGGAGACTAAAATGGAAATATACAAAATCTCAATGTATGATGCCCTGAAAAAGGGTATCAATGCTTATTGTGAGCTAACAGAAAACATGTTAGTTCACTATTCAAGCCTGTTGATTGTTGGTTTGGAAAATCCAACAATTAATAGAACAAGTTGGTTTTCCGAACCAATCGAAGTTAAATGGACGGGGAATTTCCGTTCATGGGTTGAATTGGCAATTTCAAAGTGTGATGAGCCAATTCTGTATGAAAATGAAATCTATATGTCCGAAAAGTGGGTGCGTAAAAAACCCCACTGGACTAAATATTTTAAGGAGATATCATGAATCAAATATGATACAATTGAAATTTATAGCTTTTTCGCAAATAGCTTATAAGCTTTTAACAAGGAGAACAAAATGGAAAAAAGAAAGTATGAAATTATAACTTTTTTTCATACGGGAAAAGTTTCAAATCATATTTCGGAGGGAGAATTTAATTCATTAAAAGAGGCGCTTATGCGTCTTAAAGAATTAGAATTCTCTTCTCCATATCCAGATGGGGAAGAGAAAATCTTCTATCCGCCAATTGGCAAACTACTTGTCGAAAGGTGGAGAAGATGGAAGGACTTCTGCTATGAAGAGGAGAAAGTTCTTTATTCTTCTTCTGGTAGAATAATTGCCATAAGGTGGATAGAAAGAAGAGAGACAAAATGAATGTAAAAATAAAGGAGAACAAAATGAAAGTAAAAAGTGATAACAAAACAATCGATATAAGTCATATTATCGTTGAAGTAACAAAGTACGATAATGTGACCTATATCGATTTTGGGGCATATGCAAAAACCGCTAGGGGGAAAAAGTATCATCCATGCATGATAAACTCTTTCGGTAAACTTGGATTAAGAATAGATTCATTACATAACTACACAATTTCACTCATAAAAATTCCAGATAATATATTTTCAAAAGTAAAAATAAAAGTAGCAAAAAGTATTACAAGTTTAGATTTTTCGCTACAGGAAATAACTCCATTAATCATTAGAAAAATAAACCATCTAACTAATATGGAATATAATGTTAATAGTTTAAATATGGAGATGGAATAATTTAACCCTAAAATAAAAAAGTCAACAAATTAAACTAATAACCAAAACAAAGGAGGAATAAAATGGAAAAAATGAAATTCAACATCATGTATAGGGGGAAAAATCAAATCAACTTTCAACTACTTGAAAATATCGATGAGTATAGGGCTGACTGGAAAACTGGAAAAGACCCGGAAGTCTCATTACGATATTATCTGGATTCCTGGAAAGTTTCAGGCACTTTAATAGCTGGTGAATACTATGGCTACTACACAAATGAGGAAACCGGCGAACAGTTATCAAGCAGTGAAGTTATCACGGTTGAAAGCAATGTTTTCATGAAAAAAGGGAATGAAATTATTGTTTTCAATTCTCGGTGGTGTAATGACATCACCATAACTCCAGATGCGGAATGGGGAACAAGAGAAAAAAAGGATTTTGATTCTCTTATTAATGACGGGTGGAAAGAAATCGAATACGAAGAAGCACTTAGGCAGATTGAGACCACCGGTAATGTGGTCTATCAATATTCATATCTATAGCATATACTCCCGTCTCCGACTGTATAGGTACAGCGGCGGGGCTTGTTCAGGTTCAATTCCTGAAGCGGGAGCAAATTAAACTAATAAACATATAATAAAATTGATAGTGTACCGTTTTAAACAACAAAAGGAGAATAAAATGACGTTCATACAACTTATAAACAATATTATTTTTCTTTTACAAAATCCAGAAAAAATCAAAGAAACGGACCCTAAAACTATTGAATACTATATTGATATGCTGTATGCGTATCAGGAGCAGACAAGATGAAAAACTACAAACTGTTAACCGTACAAAAAACCAGAAATAGTAATATGAGCAGTTCAATTACCATTCAATGGACTGATGGAGTTTCCACCAACAAGGTTGAGCAAGTAGTAGGAAAGTATGAAAAAATTGACCGGTGTGAGGCTACAGGAGAAATACTTTCAGGAGCAAATACTTATATTTTCTGTAACCGGAATATGAGTGATAAAGCTAAAGAGACAATCAAAAGAGAATTAAACTTAAGCATCGAAACACCAGAATGGGCACTAAACCAATTCATTAGAAAGAAATTCAACGAAACAGATTTATAACACTAAAGACCAATAAATAAGGAGGTCTATCATGGAAAAGAAAGAATTTAATATAATCAAAAGCAAAAACACCGGTAAACTTTACAAGTGCATTGTTGTCAATTATGTAAACGTACGTATCCAAGATAAACATTATATGACACCGGTGTATTACGGGTATCATCCATACTCAAACGAACATAGGGTCATAATTGCAGGTTATATGTTTGATAAAAACTGGCAATATATTATATGTGATAACCCAGAATGTGGAAACGAAACCTTTCATAATACAGAAGATGGTGTACGTTGCACAAAATGCGGGGGACTAACAATAACTAACAAAAAATAAACTTATGGAGGATAAAATGAAAACAGGAAAATACGTTGAACTTTGGTTTGACGCTGAGGAATCTTATCAGGAAACAGGAAGAATTTTCAAGAATGGTTCAAAATCTGAACCGTTTTGGAAAATCACTATATGGAACTATACTAAGTATGGTTCTGGTAATTATGAAGTACTGGTTGATGATGATTACGAAACGATTCCCATTCGTGGAGAATTAAAAGAAATGATGAAATTACAAAAGATAATTTGCCGAGAGCTTAAGAATAAAGGTATAAATATAAAGAAAAACAGTAGGAACAAAAACTCTATTTTCAAGCTTAATGGTGTCAAATATGAGAGTATGAATTTAGATTTAGCAAATAATTATATATAAAAATTTTACTTTTCAAATATTTATATTATATTACAGTGTCCACAAAAATCGTGCCGCCAGGCACGCATTTTGTCCTCCGGCTAATAGGGTGGTTTGGCTTTCCACCCTATTAGCTTTTTTATTTGTAAACCATAATAATTTTTCTAAAAACAAGGGTGAACGTATCTTGAACTCAAAATAAATTTATTTCAAATTTAAATGTTTAATAAATTTGTTTTGTAGTGAATTTTAACGTTTGAATCATAAAAACAAAAACAGCTAATCACAAAATCTATAATGCTTATTATAGAAAAAACGGTTATTTTGGGTGTTTTTCGATGATATTTTTGGGCTATATTTTAGGGAAAAAATTCTTATTTTTAAGAATTTTTGACATTTTTGTCAAAAAAAACACCTAAAAACAACCTTCTCGGTAAAATTGTCGAGAAAGTGAATCGATAAAAAAGACCAAAAATTGGCAAAAAACGGTGTTTTCAGAGCGAAAATTGGCAAAAAACGGTGTTTTTGGGGCAAAAAACGGTGTTTTTGGGGCAAAAAAGAGGGCAAAAAAGAAGGTTTTTTGACTAAAAATGACCCAAAATTGGCATTTTTGGACGATATTATTAGGAGTGATTTTTTATAACTTTTATAAAAAACAACAATTTGAGTAATTTCTCAAAAAAAAAACAAAGGGTACTTTCTTTGGAGGCTTTCGTGTTTTAAAATAAAATTAAAAACAGAAAGCCTACTTTGCAAACACCCTTTGTTTTTTTTTTTTAGGTATACAAATGTATACCACCAAAAAGAAAAACTATAATATTTATTATATATTTTATATGAGTTCATTCTTGAATTTTAATCAAAAAAAAGATACAAAAATTTTACAAATTGAATTTATTGATTATATTATATACAGAATAATTATCACATATAAATTCAATATGGAGGTGCTATAGATGTCTGAACTGAAAATACAGTATGTGGATATAGATAAACTTAAGAAATGGAAAAAAAATCCACGAATACATAACATGGAAATTCTTAAAACGTCTATTAAAAAATATGATATGAGAAAACCTATTGAAGTGAATAAGAATAATTTTGAAATAGAGTGTGGACATGGTAGAATAAAAGCCCTTAAAAACATGAAAAAGAATAACGAAAAACCACCCAAATATATAATCGAAAAAAATGGAAAATGGTTTGTTCCTGTTATTATGCATGACGACGATGAGGAAACTCAAAAGAAATATGCAATCATGGATAATAGAACAAACGAATTTAGTGGCTGGGAAAAAAATATGCTAAACGAGATAGTTACTGATGCATTTAAAAATGATTATCTTGATGATATAGGTTTTGATGAGAATGACATATTGAAAAATATGGAATCAGATATAAAAGCAAATCAAAAAGTAAAGTATCCTATTGAAAAACGGTTTGATGAAAAATATGATTATGTTATTATTTTCACGACAAACGAACTTGATTTCTTATATCTTGAGAATGCTTTACAATTACAGAATAAAAAATCATATAAAAATAGTTATATAGGAAAATCAAGAGTTGTTGAATTTAAAAAGTTTAAAGAGTTGTGGGAGAAAAGATAAATGATACCGATAGTAATTCCATCATACCAAAGAGCAAAAAAAGTTATTAGTAAGAATCTCGTTATTAATCCTATAATTTGTGTGCCTGAAAGTGAAAAAGATGAATATATTGAATACAATAAAGATGTTGAAGTTATTACGCATCCAGATAATGTTATTGGACTTGCTTTAAAACGACAGTGGATTTATGAAAAATTTGGTGATGTTTTTATGCTTGATGATGACGTGAAATGTTTCGTTAGAAAATATCTTGAGTTGAAAAACAATAAATATTCTGATATAACCGATAAAAACGTTATTACAGAAATAATAAACACTACTTATGAAACTGCAAAAGAAATGAATGCTTATCTTTTTGGGTTTGAGAGTTTAGTTGGCCCAAAAACTTACAAATTTCAAATACCTTTTAGATTGAAGGGGATAATAAAAGGAAGTGGACTTGGAATAAGAAAAAGTGATAAATTGTTTTTTCATAAAGATAGTGTTGCTTGTGAGGATTATTGGATTTGTTTATTGAATGCCTATTATTACAGATACATTTTTGTTGATTCGAGGTTTGCTTGTTATTCTGATGTTTTTAAAGGGACTGGTGGATTAAGCAATTATAGAACAAGAGAAACGGAGAAAAAAGATTTAGAGTTTCTTGTTAATATGTTTGGTAATGATATTGTTAAACTTAAAAAAGATGACCGTTCAAGAGTGAGAAAACATCCTTACGAAAGAATAATTAAGTTACCATACTAATTATCTTAGATTTAACAATTATAAAAAATGCCGTTTTGGTGTAAAATAAAAAGGAGGGCAAAATGAATAATACAAATCAAACAGGGTTCATGAATAAATTGTTTAATGCAATGTCTGCATATCAAAAATCTGTAAGGCGTGGATTGCTTGAGGATTCTTTGTATTGGGGAACTGAGCTTTTCTTATTGAATAGTGGCTCTTTTTGGAATAGAACCAGAATAATAGCTTCTGAGGATTGTGGCGGAAATTCTATTCTTGTGAGTTGTATACGTTCATTATACGAAAATTCTAAAGATGGTAAAGAGGTTGAATTGTATGTTATTAATGCAATAATAACACTTACGATATATCCTAGGACATTAACGAAAAAATCAAGATTAATAGATTATGCTTTAATAAAATATTTTAAGGGAAATCGTGGAATTAAAAGAATTCCTGATTATGCTAAAGATATGCATACGAAAGAAGGAAAAATACTTGGACGCGGTGTTAGGCATTTTTTTGATGAGGCTTCTAAAATTGTTGAATTTGATGGAGATTTGAATGAATACGAGAAGAAGTGGCGTGAAGAAGCTAAAAAAATATTGTTGAAATTAGATAAAACAGAAATAAAACAAAATGGGTTATTCTAATGAAAATTGAAAATATTAAAATTGAAAAACTAATTCCGAATAGGTATAATCCAAGAAAAATAACTAAAGATAGTTTTGAAAAGTTAAAGAATAGTATAAATGAGTTTGGGTTTGTGGACCCGATTATTGTACGGAAAAACAAAAACAAGTATGAGATTATCGGAGGACACCAGAGGTATAATGCAGCTAAAGAACTTGGATATGAATTAGTGCCATGTATCGTTTTGGATATTTCAGAAAAACGAGCAAAACTTTTAAATCTTGCATTGAATAAAATTCGTGGTGATTGGGATTCTGAGTTATTGGTTAAATTATTGAATCAAATCAAAGATGAATCTGATTTAGTGCTTGCTGGATTCGATTTTAGTGAAGTTGAAAATCTTATCACAAAAGTTGATTATAACGTAAACAAAGAATATGAGTTGTCTGAGCAATTAAAGAAGTTTCACGATTATATAGTTTTCATTTTTGATAATAGAGAAGAGTTTGAGGCTATTTGTGAATATTTTCAACTTGAAAAGAAACGGTCAGCATATAGAGATTCTGGTATTGGGCTTGGACGAATTATATTCGGTGAAAAATTAATTTCGTTGATTGAAAGATGAAGTTTCAAATATATATACCATCTAAAGGAAGAGCAGGTAAAGTAACAACTCATAAGCTCGTTAATAATCCTATAATTTGTGTACCGAAAAACGAAGTTGATGAATATAGGAAATATCATGAAGAGGTTATGAGTGTTCCAAATAGTATTTATGGAATAACTGCCACAAGAAATTATATTCTTGATAATGCTGAGTGTAAAAATGTTATTATGATAGATGATGACGCTGTTACGGTTCAATATCATGAAAACGGAAAAAAACAAAATTTAAAACCAAATGAAATTGATAGTTTGTTTGAAAATGGATTTGATATGTGTGATGATGTAGGAACTAATTTGTTTGGGTATTCTGTTAATAGTGATAGACTCCTATATAGATATTTTAAACCGATATATTTTTGTAATGTTATAGTTGGGAATATGATGGGAATTGTTAATGATGGACAAAGATTTGATGAAAATTTAAAATTAAAAGAGGATTATGATTTTTTTCTACAAACTATATTGAAATATAAGTATGCTATAAAGTTTACAAAATATTTTTTCAGTGTGAAACATCTAACTAATAGTGGTGGTTGTGTCGATTATAGAACTAAAGAACTTGAACGTGAATCTATCAAATATTTGCAATCTAAATGGGGAAAAAGTATTATTAAGTATGATATTTCATTTAGACGAAGAAGAAAATCCGGAACTGAAATTAAAATTATTTTGGCTAATAGTTAATATTTTTTTATTTTTCAGAATATATAATTATATTATATATAGATAATTAGGTGAGGAATATGAAAACAATAAAAAAGACCAAACTAATAATGAGCAGAGATGAATTAATATTATATGAGTTAATAACTAGTCTTAATCATCATTTATTTATGGTAAATAAAAGTATCATAAATAATGATATAAATACAACTATACAGCAGTGTATGTTTCTTGCTGAAAAGTCTCTTGAGATTTATCATGTTTTATTGGACAAAAAACATTCTGAGGTTATAATTGGGTTTCAGAAGGAGCATATGTTACGTTTTAAAACTTTATTAGAAAGTTTGAAAGAGGGAATAGATAGAGGGATAAAAAATGAGGCTTAGAATGAACACCCATCCATATGATGCCCGCGAGTGGGAAGTTAAAGCGTTTCTTGAAAATAGGAAAAACTTGATTATTCTACCAATAAGAAGATTAAAAAGTAGAAAGAAGTATTCTCCGTATTCCCTTAATGATACTCTACCAATAAGAAGATTAAAAAGTAGAAAGAAGTATTCTCCGTATTCCCTTAATGATACCATTTGGATACGGGAAACTTTTATAATTGAAAGTACATTTGAATATGACCGTAAAGAAACTGCAAAAGCATTAAAAATGTTTAGGCATGATAGACCTATTAAAAGAATCAATGATATTGTCGGGTATTATTATCTTATTCCACACTACAGGGCTACTGAACATGAACCGCAAATAGGCGGAGAAGTTACGAAATGGCAACCATCATGCCGTATGCCAAAGTGGGTTTCACGGATTAAACTAACAATCACAGAAATCGAAGCAAAGCAGATGAAAGATTTATGT